ACCAAGGCCGCTTTCTATGGTTCGGTAATCGTTTCAATGTTGCTAGAGGGAAACGCTTTCGTCCGTGTCTATTCAAACGACCGAGGCGAAGTTGTGAATATGAACGTTCTCAATCCTCAAAACGTAAAGGTAAAGAGAAACGGAATTGGACGTGTAATGTTCGAGGTTCGTGGAGAGGAAAGACTTCTCTCAAGTGAGGAAGTTGTTTTCATCCCCGACGTCGTCAAGCCGGGACATATTCGAGGCACCTCAAGAATCGACGCACTCAAAACAAACTTCTCATTGGCCCAAGCTTTGGAAGCCTATTCAGCTTCATTCTTTGGAAGCGGAACTCACACCTCCGGAATTTTGGAGTTCCCCGGAAACCTAACTCAAGACCAAGCCAAGAACTTGGTGGAGAACTTTGACGCTAGGCATCGCAGTTGGCAGAAAGCTCACAAGACCGCCGTGCTAACAGGTGGAGCGAAATACACCCCAACCACAACGAACCCTCAAGAGTCTCAGCTTTTGGATGCTAGGAAACACGCAGTCGCCGACGTTGCAAGAATCTTCAACATTCCACCGCACCTTCTCGGGTTGGACAAGGGAATGAGTTACAACTCAGTCGAGTCCAACAACTTGGCTTGGGTGACTCACTGTTTACGTCCAATCATTAGCAAGCTAGAGGACGGGTTCTCCCCGTTGCTTGAAAGGTTCAACTCGAACGCAAACGCTTTCCTAAGTTGGAATCTAAACGGACTTCTAAGAGCCGACATCGAGACACGAACCAAAGCATATTCCAGCGGACTACAAGCGGGCTATTTGACAATCAATGACGTCCGTCGCCAAGAGAACTTGAACTCAATCGACGACCCAAGTGCCGACACTCCGAGAGTGCCATTGGCCAACGTCAACATTGAGAACGCCACACTTTCTTCCGAAACTCAGAAAGTCAAGATGGCTCGTGACCTAGTAATGGTCGGCTATGACCCCGAGTCAGTTTTGGAAGCAATCGGACTCCCAACAATCGACCACACTGGAGTTCCAAGCGTTCAGCTCCAAGGATTGCAGAATCTAAATCCAGAGAACCCTTCAGAGGCTTACGACGTGGAAGGGGACGAGAATGCCAATTCATAATGCCGTCTTTACCTTGAGCAACACAACGCCAACCAAGGTCGTTCCGCTTGACTCAATGGAGCAAGAGGTTCACCTCCACAATATGACGAAGTCTTCAAACGAATATATTTTCCTTGGAGACTCAAACGTGTCAACCTCAAATTCAATTCATATTGACCCGGGCGAAACCATAACCCTTCACCTTGGCCCAAGTGACGAGCTTTATGCCGTTAGTGACCCCAACGGACTCGAACTTGGAGTATTGAGAATAACTCAGGATTAGACTATGCCTTATTTTTGGACCTCAGACCACCCCGATTGCGAAGGCTTTGCCGTCGTAAAAGAGGAAGGCGAACTCGTCTTTTGTCACCGAACAAGACAAGAGGCAATCGACCACCATATAGCAATCAGCTTGGCGGAAGATTTGGAGCCGGGTGGAGAATATGAGGGCGACAATTTCAGAGCTTTGAGAGCCGCACTCCCCGGAGATAAATTTACAACCGAACAAGAGGCCCTCGACCGTGCTGAAGAATTAGGTTGTGAAGGCACTCACACAATGGACGAGAACGGCCAGACTATTTATATGCCTTGCTCCACTCACGGACGCTACGAAGAACTAACGGGGACAAGTGGTTATCGAAGTGAGCACGACGACGCTTCAACGCCAGCTCCACCCGAGGACCAGATTGAAGGCAGTGACACAAACGAACCCGGTTCGGCATCGGGAGCGGGAAACGATATTGAGCTTTCCGAGAGAGTCGAAGCTTCCCTCAGAAACAAAGTCAGAGAACACAACGAAGCAATGGAGGAAGACGGACGTCCAGATTGGACACGAACAACCATTGGACAACTTCGAGCCGTTTATCGCCGAGGTGCCGGAGCCTACTCAACATCACACCGCCCGGGTATTTCAAGAGCGGCTTGGGCTATGGCCAGAGTAAACGCTTACCTTTATCTTTTGAGAAACGGCGAGCCAGAGTCAGCGAACTACATCACCGACAATGACCTTCTACCAGAGGACCATCCTCGGAGCACTCGCAGTCTTTCAGTCGAGGAAAGTCGAGACGTCGACCTAACGCCTCCCGCTTATATGAGAGCGGCATTCCGTAAAGGAATTGAATTGTATGAAGAAGGTATGGCCGGAGACGGAGTGACCGAGCAAACTATTCGTGAAGCAAGAGCCGGAGCACGTGGTTCCATCACGGCCGACAAATGGGCACGGATTGGCCCGTGGATTGCTAGGCACTTGACGGACTTGGAAGCCGAGTCAAACCAACCCGGTGGAGAAGGTTTCCCCGGACCGGGAGCCGTGGCCTTTTATCTTTGGGGAGCAACCCCAACCCGCCGAGGTGCAACAAGAACCCAAGAATATGCGGAGAATATTACTAGAATGGTAATGGAAGAAAACGAGGGCCGAGTGAAAGGCGAAGCATTGACAAAAATGGAGACTCGAACATTTACGACCGATTTCGAAGTTCGAGAGGAAGCCGATGGAATGACCTTCACTGGTTATGCCGCACTGTTCAACGAGCCATCACACCCGCTTCCTTTCATCGAGAGAATCGCACCGGGAGCGTTCAAGCGTTCATTGAAATCACGGAACAACATTTTCCTTTTCAACAACCACAACTCAGACCAGATTCTTGCAAGCACCCGAAGCGGAACCCTAAGACTTTCCGAGGACGGTCGTGGACTAAGAGTTGAAGCAACCATCGCCAACACCTCAGTCGGTAGAGACGTTGCCGAGCTTGTTCGCACTGGAATCGTCGGAGGAATGAGCTTCGGATTTTCAGTGCCTTCAGGCGGAGACGAATGGAACAAAGAGGGAACCGAGAGAACCCTCAAGTCCGTGAGATTGATGGAAGTCAGCGTCACTGCTATGCCGGCCTATGAGTCCACCAACGGCACCGCCACGGTGAGAGGATTGGACAAACTAGCACTTAGGTCGGGAGTGGATGCCGACGCCTTAGCGGACGCCTTAGTGAAATTGGAAACTGGAGCGGAAATCAGTGACGACGACAAGAATCTTTTGTCAACCGTAATCGACACCCTTTCGCCCAAGTCGGAAGACGAGCCAGAGGAAACCCCAAGCGAACCAACCGAGGACGAGTCGAAAGCTAAACTCGAACTAAAGAAAAAGAAGTTGGCCGCACTAATGAAGGAAATCGTATGAACAAAGACCAGATTCTCAAAATCATTCTCAACGCAGTAGGAAACCCCTCAAGTGGAGCAATCAAACAACACTCCGACGCAATGGCCGAGGCCCTCGCTAAAGAGCTAAACGGAGAAAAGAAGAAGGCTCCAACACCAAAAGAAACAAGGGTAATCGAACCAGACGAAACCCGCTAAGTTTCTTCCCCGGTCGAAATCGCTTGGCCGGGGTTTTTTCTTGCCAAAAAATTTTTCAAAAAACTTTCAAAATAACTTGCGGTTTTACTTTCGGGTCTGTTAGAGTTTTACTAACAACAAGGAAAGGGAACAAAATGCTATACGACTACAAGGACATTTACATCGCAGAAAAGGACAACGGTTTCGTTCTTTTGATTGACGATTCCTACACCGCTAACAACTCGGACTACTACCGCTTCAATGAGCTAAACGAAGCCAAAGAGTTCATCGACCTAGTAACTAACTTCTAATCCCTAAACGGTCAAGGCCCTTTCTTCGGAGAGGGCCTTTTCCAATTCCGCTTCGGTCATATTGTTGTTCGTGTAATACTTATGAACTTTTGAAAGTGGAATCTCGAAAAACTCATCTTCAAATTTTGTGAACTTAGTTTTTTTCTTGACGACTTCACAATCGGCCAAGACGTCTCCCTTGAACATAAAGGCGTAATTCATATCCCGGCGGAAGATTACGAACACCGTGTCTTTGGTGGCGAACTTGATTTTCCTGAAGGGCAGGTGGAGAGTTTTGAACTTGAACTCATCCGCCCAAGCATCTTTGACTTCCACTTCCACCCAAGTCACTTGTCCTTCTTTGATAGCGATTAGGTCGACGCCATATTTGTCAGGATTGTCCTTGACTGAGTAGCCTCGGTCTTCGAGCCAAAGCCTCATCACAATGCGAGCGGCCAAGTCGTATCGGCCAAATAGTTCCTTGCTAAAAGGTTTCATCTTTCTATCTAATCATCTTTCGGGAAACCGTGCGATAGAATTGTAGGCGTGGCGTGAGTCAGCTCCGTCCTAACGTCTGAGTCAACTCGACGAAATCCGATAACTATAACAATAGGAGAAAAACCCTAATGAGCGAATTCATTAAGAGAATGGAAGAACAGAGGGCCAACCTATTCAGTCAAATCAAGGACGTCATTGACGGTGCCGAGACTGAAGGGCGTGGACTCGATTCTTCCGAGCTAGAGAAAATTGACCGTATCGAGGCGGAGATTGAGAGTGCCGAGCGTTCCATCTCTACCGCTAAGACCAACGAAGAAAGAATGGTAGAGGCATCAGCCGCCGCCAAAGGCTTCGTTCCAGTAGAGACCGAGAACTCAGACGAGGCTTCACTTCGTTCACTTGTAAGCGGCGAAATCCGCAAGGCAAACTTCGAGTTCCGTGACATCACTTCAAGCGACTCGCTAGTCGACCGTGGCTTCGCAGACGAGGTCTTTATGGCCGCTCGTGCCGTTGGCCCAATCTTGGAGACCTCACAGGTATTCCAAACCGCTGAAGGAAACGACATCGTTTATCCAGTAATGAGTGCCTACTCAACCGCCGCACTAAGGACCGAAGGTTCCGCACTTCCAGAGAGCGACCCAACCTTCACCAACATCACCTTGGGTGCCTTCAAGTATGGAGTATTGGTTCCAGTAAGCAACGAGCTACTAACCGACTCAACCCTGAACATCCAGAGCATCATTGCGGAGCAAGCAGGAAACGCACTTGGTTTCATCCTGAACAACGAGCACACCGTTGGAGACGGAACAGGAAACCCAAACGGTATCGTTACCGCCGCAGGTTCCGGAGTAACTGGAGCGGGCACAACCCCAACCGCCGACGAAATCATTGAACTCGTCTTCACCGTTGGAAGTGCATATCGTCAGCGTCCCGGTGCCGGCTTTATGGTCAGCACTCAGGGTATGCAAGCACTACGTCAGCTAAAGGATGGCGACAACCGCTATCTATACGACGTTCGTGTTGGAGAGCCAGACCAGTTTATGGGCTACCGTGTTCACGAGAACGTTCATATGGCAGACCTTGGCAACTCAGCTAAGAGCATTTTGTTCGGTGACCTAAACAACTACAAGGTTCGCCTTGCAGGTGGCATCCAGATTGCTCAGTCAGCCGACTATGCCTTCAACGAGGACATCACCACCTTCCGTGCAATCGCAAGGGCCGATGGCGACCTCGCAAATGCCGACTCGGTGAAATATTGGGACGGCGTAGCCGCTTAGTAAAAAGCTAAAAAGAAACCCGGGGTCTGGAGGTTGGCTCCGGGTTTCTTCTTTACTATGATGGACCTATGACAGAAACCTCCCTCAATGGCGACGTAATGATTTACAGTAATTCGCCAGTTTCCCCGACAGGCTATGGCCGTCAAATGAATCAGTTAGTTAGACAGCTAACGAAACACGGTGCCAGAGTTGCCGTCTCCGCAAATCACGGCCAAGACGATGGAATCGGAAAGTTCGAAACCGACCACGGAATTGTCGACATATATCCCAAGAGCTACACTGGCTACTCAATCGACACCATCGCCAGAAACTATCAGCACTTCACCAATAAGAGCAACGCTCCCAAAATGCTTTTGACGCTATATGACACTTGGGTAATGAACGGCTATCAATCACTAGACGAATTTGAAATTCATTCTTGGACTCCAGTCGACCATCTTTTCTTAGTTCCAAAAGTTGCTCAATGGATAGCCAAGGACAACGTCAAGCCGATTGCTATGAGCATCGATGGCCAAGAGCAAATGAAGGCTCAAGGCAAGATGCAAGTGGATATGGCTAAGTTGCAATTGGACGCGCAGAAACAACAATCTGACCAGCTAATTAAGTTGCAAGAGATGGCAATGAAAGATGACTTGTCGCGCGACGAGATGGTGCAAGACCTAGCGATTAAGGTAGCAGAAATCCTTGGCAAGTATGATGCGACAGTAGATACTGCGGCAATCAAGGCAGCACAGGATGCGCCACGCTCGCCAAACACAGAAATGATGGGTGACTATGGATTATAAGAAACGTGCGCATAGGGCTAAAGAGCTTTTACGCAACGATGACTTCCTAGCCATCTTAGAAGATTTGCGTGATCGCCAGTTGGAGAT